AGCGCGTGGAGCGCGGGGAGCGCGGGGAGCGCGTTGGACTACGACTTCGATTGGTATATTTTCGAGGCGGAGTACACACAGTCTAGCGACGACACCAACGAACACGACGCAAAGTACCTTGCATATTGCGAACTCATCATGCAAGCCAAAGAATACGGCGTAGGGTATCGCGTCGAATGGCAAGACACCCTGTACCTTGTACCTACTCCACTTGTGAAGATAGACAAACAAAACCGCTTTCACTCTGACCGTGAGGCTGCTATCCGATGGAAAGGGGGCCAAGAAGTCTACCTACTCCACGGCATCAGGTTTGAAAAAGACCTCTGGGAGAAGGTTGTCAAAAAAACAATGAGGCTTGAAGATGTACTCAAAATCCAAGACATCGACCAGCGAAGACAAGCGATGAAGTACGTCTCCTTCACTGACTTCGCAAAGTACCAGAACGCCGAAGTGATAGACACCTACCAGAAGATTGCCGCAAACGGAGACGTGGTAAGTTACGAGCTGTACAAGTTCCCTGCGGGCGAGGTGTTCAACAAAGAAGTAAAGTACATACGCCACTTCTGCCCATCAACACATGATGAGTACGTTCACGGTGTTCCTAACCTCCCAACGGTAGCTGCCGCCGAAGCGTGGATGTTCGACACAACCGAAGAAGACTGGAAGCTACTTGTGCCACTTAGCACAGAGTCTTAGTCCAACTTCAACGTATGAAAAAGCCACAGAACATCACCGACCTCGAAGCAACCCTCAGCATCCTCGAAATGTCCGGCAGAAAGACCATCAAGATTAGCGACGTTAGGTACTACTTAGCAGCAACGGAGATAGATAACAAGAGTGTATGACCACCTGCACAACACCAACAAACGAATACGAAGCACTCCGCAGCAAGATAAACGAGATGTTTCCCGAACGGCTCAAGCTGGAATTGGGGTGTGAGGTCGTATTACATAATGAAGCGCGTCCTCTTCCCACAGCAATCGTAGCTTGGCAGTTGCAGGATAGAAAGTGCCATTACGAGGGTCTACGCGACAACGGAATTATCGCCACCTTTTGCCTTGATGAAATAAAAGAAATCCTCGGCACCCCGCTCACCATCGCCGACGTGCTGAGGGCGCTTGGGAGCGAATACCTTATCGATGGTTCTGGCGACCTTCAAAAGTACGACCTCCTAGACGGGCGCAAGACATTGGCGACATTCACCCTCTCCCTCCACCTATCCGCCCCCGACAACGCCTCCGCCTGTGCAGCCGTGCTGCGGTTACTAGAGAACAAGTAGAGACGTATGAACCCCACCAAGACAGATAAGCCAACAGAGCCGCAGCCGCCAGAATGTAACAAGTGCACGGCCTGTTACCGCCCGTCGGGACACTACGGAGCGAATGAGTGCTCAAACAACAAGTGTCCTTGCCACTTCCACAGAAACCTAAACAAAAGCCTCCTATAAACAGGGGTGCTTTGTCTTTACATGGTATGATTATTCCATGGAAGTGTTATACGTCCGCCTCAGTAACCGCTGGCTCCCTAGACCTATGACGCTTTCGGAAGCAGAGCGGTATGTAAAGAGGGTATGAAGAAGTCGAAGCTCACAAACCGAGGCTACAAAGTACCTAAGTGGTTCAAGAAGATAAAACCAGGGGCACACGGCTCCACACCTTCCCAGAAAAGACTGTGGCGCATTGTCTCTGAAACGTACCGAGAGGAAGATTGGAGTAGAAGTCCGCACTGCCGTACTTGCTTCACCCACCTTCCTTCATGGAAGGATGGACAACTCGGCCACTTCAAAGCCTACTCACTCTGCAACGGCATGTTCAAGTACCACCGCAGGAACCTTGCTCTTCAATGTGCCCCCTGTAACGCAAACTTCCACAAAGATAACGTCATAGGTGCCCGCTTCATAGACTATCTCCGCGCAATGTACGGCGAAGACATCCTTCGGTGGTTAGAAAAGGAAAACCTCAAACACGCAGGAGAAAAGGTGGAAGACTGGCACGCTGTGGACTGCGTAAGCACTTTGCGTCCTGACATCGTGGTATAATTCACATATGGTTATCATCGCTTTCAACAAGCCCTACCCCAAGACAAAGGAAGAAACCCACAGGAGAGTGAAGGCCGCAAACAAAGCCCTCAAAAATAGTAGTATGGCCGCGCACTCAAACTTCCAAGCTCCGCGTCACTCTCGACGGTATTGTTCCTGCTATCGTGTTCCTTCCTAAATCCTAGTGATTATGCCCGTCCTAACATGGAAACCTGAAAAGCGTAAAGTATCCGACCTCAAGGAGCTGCCAAACAACCCACGTCGCATAAAGGGCGAGGCGTTCGAGAAGCTTAAACAACGCATATCAGCTCGCGGTTTCCATGATGTCGTCAAGGTGGACACGGAAGGGTACATACTCTCCGGCAATCAACGCCGCAGAGCACTCATTGACCTCGGCATTACAGAAGTCTACGCCCTTACTCCATCACGCGAGCTGACCAAAGAGGAGCGCGACAAGGTAATACTGGAGAGCAACAGGAACGATGGTGAGTGGGATTTTGACATCCTTGGAAATGAGTTTGACCTCAAAGACTTGCTTGACGTGGGGTTTGAGGAAAAAGACCTCGACATAGACCTTACCGCTCCTCAAGACGACGAAGTGCCTGAAGTGCCAGAAGAACCAAAGAGTAAACTAGGTGACCTGTACCTTCTTGGAAGTCACCGTGTCCTTTGTGGAGATAGCACGAAGATAGAGGACGTGGAACGGCTGATGAATGGGAAGAAGGCGGACCTGACTTTTACCTCTCCACCGTATAATGCAGACGCAAAAGCTGGTGATGGAGACATATTTACAAGCAAGAAATCAAAGAAGCTATACGCTGACGGATATTCAGACAACCTACCATCAGACGAATATGTAAAGTTTGCACAAGATGTTCTATATCTATGCTTTTCGTTTACAGACGGCTTTATCTTCTGGAATGTCAGCTATAACAAGAACTCTCGCTATCAATACATTCAGCAAATCACACCATATCTAGAGCATTTGATAGAGCAAATAGCTTGGAAAAAGTCATCGGCAATCCCATTTAAAGGTTCAATGCGGCGAGTTTGGGAACCAATTTACTTATTCTCAACTGCAAAGGTCACTTTAGGATTAGACCAAGTGGAAACAAATGTGTGGGAGGTATCAAATACCGACAGCCAAGCAGAAAACCACAAGGCATGTTATCCAGTGGCACTTGTTGTAAAAGGTATACAGCTCATCAAAAACTCAAAGTCTGTCCTTGACCCATTCCTCGGCTCCGGCTCTACCCTCATAGCTGCCGAAAAGACCGGTCGCACCTGCTACGGCATGGAGCTAGACCCCAAGTACGTTGACGTTATCGTAAAGCGATGGGAGGATTTTACAGGGAAGAAGGCCGAGCTTATCAGGGAATGAATAGCGATATGGGCTACAAAACCCCACCCAAGGACAAGCAGTTCAAGAAAGGACAAAGTGGAAACCCCTCTGGTCGCCCTGTGGGTGCGCTCTCGTTTACATCAAAGGTTCGTGCCGCCCTCGAAAAGATTGCGATGACTAAAGACGGCGAGGACGTAAGCTACGAACAACTTTTAGTCAAACGGGTACTCAACAAAGCTATCGAACAAGGTGACAGCCGCATGATTGAACTCGTCTGGGGCTATCTTGACGGCAAACCCGCGCAGCAAGTAGGCTTTGACGAACAAACACTTCAACTCATTTTTGACAATGCCTTTGCATCCGTCTCAACAAGCAATCGCTCTTAGCCCAGCCCGCTTCAAGGTAATACGAGCAGGAAGGCGAAGCGGCAAGACTACCTACGAAATCGAAGCGATGCTCTTCAAGGCTGTATCTGCTAAACACCAGAACGTCTTTTACATCGCTCCTACACAGCTTCAAGCTAGGAGCATCGTGTGGAACGAGCTACTAAAAAGGCTAGGGAACATAGGGGAAAAGAACGAACAACGCCTTGAGATAAAAGTACCCACCAGAGAAGGCGGCACATCCCTCATCAAGATTGCAGGGTGGGAAAACAGGGAAAACTTCCGCGGTATGAAAGCCCACCACATCACCTTTGACGAAGTAGACACCTGTAAAGACTTCTTCATAGGGTGGCAAGAGATATTCAGACCAGCCCTTATAGATACCGGCGGTACTGCGGACTTCATAGGAACCCCTAAGAAGGAAAACCCTAACCTTAGAAGGCTTGAAAAAGAAGCGGGTTCTGACTGGGCAATGTTTAAGTTCACCACCAAAGACAACCCCCACATCCCCACGCACGAAATCGAGGCTGCGAGGGAAAGCATGNTGCGAGGGAAAGCATGGATGCTGACACCTACAAGCAAGAAATCCTTGCAGAGTATGTAGACAACGCCGGTGCACTCTTCAAATACTCTGCCCTCATAGACCTGTTTTCTAACACCATCCACAAAGGCAATGATAAGTTCCTCACCGTGGACATCGCCGACGACGGCTCAGACAAGACCATATTCACCTTCTGGCACGGCCTCGAAGTCACACGTTTCGACCTTTACTCACAGCTCCTTACTGACGGCATAGTAAACCAGATACGCGAAGATGCCGCCCGCGAGCACATCCCTTACTCTCACGTTGCTGTGGACGCTATCGGTGTTGGCGCAGGCGTCGCCTCATCCCCCCTACTTCATGGCATTGTCGGCTTCAAGTCTTCTTACGGAGCCATCCGAACAGACCACGACATTGTGCGCCTCCCGAACGTCCACTACACCAACGACGCACCGTTAGTCACAGAGTACAAAAACCTACGCTCTCAATGCCTTTTCCTGCTCGCGAGCAAGGTGAACCAACACGAAATTGCCATCCGTACCGAAGACCAGCGCATAAAGAGCTTCATCATTGAGGAGTTGAGCCACTATCAAGACGCTTCAAAAGGCGACGGCAAACGAATGGCGACACAGAAGGAAGACATCAAAGAGCTTATAGGCCGCAGCCCTGACATTACCGATACCCTGATAATGCGTATGTACTTTGAGATACGCCACAGAATGCTCCCGCAAGAAGGCGAGCACGGCCATATCATAGCCACCGCCATCGACGAACACATGAGCCGCAACATCGCCAACCAACGCCTCAATTCCACAATATGAAGTTGTCCATCCTCATCCCAAGCAAGAACGAACCCCTGCTCAAGACCACCCTTGCAGACATCCAAGCCCACAAGGAGCTTGATACCGAGGTACTGTGGATGGAAGACCCAGGCATAGGGCAGAGGGCAACCACCAACCTCCTCGCTGACAAAGCAACGGGCGACTACCTTATGAAGCTCGACGCCCATTGTTCACTCGCGCAAGGCTTTGACAGAGCACTCCTCGAAGAAATGGATGCACAGACTATCCTCGCGCCACTTTTGCTCCCTCTTGACCCCCCTACGTGGGCAATCAACGGCAAAAAGCAGATGGCACAGTTTGTCTTCGACACAAACCTAGTCATGCAACACGCCGAGGGAAGTGCAGGGGAGACCATGTGCTTGCAAGGTTCTTGTTTCGTAGTCGCGAAGGACACGTACTGGAAGTGGAACCTAGGCGACCTTTCCATGCCCTCATGGGGAGGGCAGGGCGTAGAGCTTGGCATCAAAGCCTTTCTCAACGGCGGCACATGCCGTACCACTGACAAAACGTATTACGGCCACGTGTTCAGACACTCCGACACTGACTTTCCGTACAACAGGGGAGACAACCCCGGCAAGATTGCCAACCAAGAGCTTGTGCGCCGGTACAAGAACGCTTCACTTGCCCCACTTATTCGCAAGTTCAACCTTCCCGCTGACTGGACAGAACAAGATGTTCACTTATTGACACCCGCTTCCGTGGTATAATTAGCTCGCAACTTATGCGAAAGACCATTCAAGAGATAGTGCGCAACGCAGAAACTAACTATACATCGGGGACAGTAACGCTCGGAAAGTACGTTGACTGGTCAATGTACGACACCGTGGAGCGTATCAACGCCTACATAAACTCCACTCACCTTTCAGGTGAAACAGACAGCCTTGGAAGGGAAAAGCCCTTCTTCAACATAGTCAACGCCTCAGTGAACATCTGGTACAGAGCAACCGACCTAGACAGAAAAGACATCGCCATACTTCCCGACACAGCTTCAGACGTAGCACAAGCCTTCATCGCCACTGTTCTCCTCCAAGACTGGATGAAAAAGGCGCGTTTTGGCGTCTTTTTGAACCAGTGGGGAAGGACACTCGCACAGTATGGCTCTGCGGTTACTAAGTTCGTCGAGAAAAACGGTGAACTTACAGCCTCTGTCATCCCTTGGAACCGCTTTATCTCCGACCCGATAGACTTCTACGCTCTCCCTCGGATTGAGAAGCTCTACAAAACCCCTGCACAGCTCGAAAACATGGCTACTCCCGGCCATCCTGACTATGCAGGCTACAACAAGGAGACGGTAAAGGCTCTCATGGACGCAACAACCTCGCGCAAAGACATGCAGGGCACCAACGTGGACAACCGCAGCGAGTTCATCGAGCTGTACGAAGTCCACGGCGAGCTACCTATCGCCTTCCTCTCCGACGACCCAATAGGACAGCCGGAAAGCGCGTGGGAACGCCACCGCCAACAAATGCACGTCGTCTCCTTCTCCGAAACCAAAGACGGCTTCTCAGATTTCACCTTGTTCAAGGGCCCAGAAGCAAAAGACCCTTACATGCTAACCCACCTCATCGAAGAGGATGGGCGCACGCTCTCTCGTGGTGCTGTAGAGGAGCTCTTCCACGCTCAATGGATGCAGAACCACTCCGTCAAGAACATCAAGGACACACTCGACCTCGCCTCCAAGCTCATATTCCAAACCGCAGACACGCGCTACGCAGGCCGCAACGTCCTATCGGCCATCGAAACAGGGGACATATTCATCCACGGCCCAAACATGCCGCTCACGCGGGTTGCGAACGATAAGCCCGACATCACCGCCTTCCAAAACTTTCAGAGCATGTGGAAGAACCTTGCGAACGAGCTTGCTTCTACGCCTGACGCTCTCAAAGGAAATACCCTCCCCTCTGGCACACCGTACTCTCTCGGTGCTCTCCTCACCGCGAACGCGAGCAACCTCTTCGAGCAGATGACCGAAAACAAGGGGCTTCACCTCGAAGACATGCTCCGCACCTACGTCATCCCGCACCTCAAAAAGAAGATGGACAACACCGACGAGATTGCGGCAATTCTCGGTGATAGGGACATAAAGCAGATAGACGCGATGTACGTACCCCGCCAAGCCATCAGAAACTACAACGACCGCGTCGCAGAACAGATACTCAACCGCGAAGAACCTCTCCCATTCAACCAGCCTATGGAGGAGGAGGCGGTACGCAAGTCCCTCGCTCCCCTTGGGAACAAGCGCTTCTTTGTACCTTCCGACATATCAGAAAAGACCTGGAAAGAAGCCCTAAAAGACCTCGAATGGAGGCTTGAAATCCAAGTAACCAACGAGTTCAAAGACAAACAGGTGCTTCTTCAAACCCTTGCCACTGTCCTTCAGAGCATCGCGGCGAACCCGCAGATACTTACCGACCCGAACGCTAAGATGCTCTTCAACAAAATCTTGTCTGCAACCGGCACTGTGTCGCCGATAGAGCTTTCAGCTACTACGACGATGCAACCCCAGGCAGAAACGGTCGAGCCATTACAAGCATTAGCTCAGCAGACCTATGGAACAAAACAGTAAAGCAAGGCTACAGGACATCGTACCTTACTCGCTTGATACGTACTTCTCACAGGATGAGATTGACTTGATACGCTCAACGTTCAAGAACAACCCCCGCCTGATGAAACTGCTCCGAAAGGTATTCATCCCGACCATCCACGACCCAGAGCTTCCGATTGAGGAAATCTCAGGCGATGTATGGCTTGCTGGCAAGGACTGGGATGCTATTCCTGTGGATGAGGTGAAGTCTCTCGTAGTGGCTCGTGCCGACGCGGTAAAGTTCGTCATCGGTGGCCTCATCAAACTCAAAGTGCTTGCCCACCAAGAGGACGAGAACGCAGAGAAAGCAGCTCTTCGCCGCAAGGTAGACAGTGCACAGTAAAGTTCGTGATATAATTTAGTTAGCTGGTGGTGTTTGCCCACCTAAAACACATCCTATGGACGAAAACTTGGAGAACGTCACTCCTAACAACGACGAACAGGCCGAAACGCCTACACAGCAGGAAACTGCTGCGGAGACAGCCGAGGAAACTCCTAAAATCTCGGAAGAGGAAATCGCAGAACTCAAGAAGAAGGCCGAGCTTGCGGAAAACTACAAAAAGCGAGCAGAAAAGGCAGAGAACGAAAACAAAGAGTTCAAGAAGGCCTCGAAGAAAGCTCCTTCACAGGACGAACTCACAAGTCGAGACGTGCTTTATCTCGCCAAAGCAGATATTCACGACGACGACCTTCAGGAAGTGCTCGATTGGGCACGCTTCAAGGGCGTTACCGTGGCCGACGCTCACAAGCAGCTAAAGCCCTCCCTCGACATGCGACAACAGGAACGCCTCACGCAGCTTGCTACACAAGCAGGCCGCAGTATGAGAGGTTCCAACAAGACCTCAGGCGAGGACATGCTCCGAAAAGCGGAAAAGACGGGAGAAATCCCCGACACCGAAGACGGACTGCGTGCACTTGCCGAGGCAAGATTGGCTAGAAAGCGGCAAAACTAAGGGAATGGTTCTGGCCATAGGAATGGGGTTATCTATCAACCCCTTATATGGCAAATACATTATCGACCTACTCGTTGCGCGACAAATACTTCAAGTCAACACTTGAGGTCGCGCTCCGAAATGCGCTCGTTGCAGAGAAAATCTGCATGGTTGACCGTTCGGACAACAAGAGCATTCAGAATCCGTACATCACGCAGCAGACTGCTGCTATCCAGGCCGTTGCTGGTACCTACTCGGTATCCGCGATGACCACAACGGATGACGCGCTGACGGTTGCTGATGAGGTAATTTTCGGTACTCATGTCTTCGACTTCGAGAACCTCACCTCTAGCTTCAACCTCATTACGTCGTTCTTCGACGACCTCACGTACTCGGTAGCCTTCAAGGTTGACCAGTTCGTGCTCAACGTCCTCTGTGAGGATGGCACCGGCACCTACACCACCCCGGCAGGAGGCTTCACCACGGTGGCAAACGTGCCCGTCATCATGGCAAACCTCATCTCCAAGGTGGCAGGCTACCAGTCTGGTATTGCTTCCGGCCTCTTCCTCGTCATCGAGAACACCGATGTCGTTGGTTTCGCTCAGGCACAGGTTGGTTCTGGCTTCAGCTACGCAGACGCCGCGCTCAACAACGGCTTCATGGCGAAGTACATGGGCGTGGACATCTACGTCGTGCGCTCTGGTACCTTCGTGTCTTCGACCCTCGGCACCCGCAGCGACCTCACCAACTCCGGCCACCGCATGTTCGGTGTCAAGAACACGGCGATGTACGCAACTCCACGTGGTATGCGCTACGAGGAGAAGGGTGTCTCTGGGAAGACTGGAAAGGAAATCGTCGTCTCGTGCCTCGTTGGCGCGAAAGTGTGGACGCCGAAGGCTTCCCTCATTGTGGACATCACGCTCGCATAGTTTATCCACCCGCATTTCGCGGGTTGGACTGGGGAGGCCCCCATTCCCCTCCCCAACCCAGCTCGTGAAGTGCAACATCAGACCTATGGCAAAGAAAGCAGACCCTCTCCCAGAGACTGACATCGTATCGAAGGAAGTATCCTCCGACCGAGAGAAGCGCTGGAAGGAGCATGTCGAAAACTACGCGAAAGCAAACCCGGTGAAGTTCGCCATCAAAAAGGCGAACAAAGAGTTCGACACCATTCCGGCGAGTTTCCGCTAAATTTCAGTCTCACTACGTTCATGGACACTATCAAGAACATAGGAGTTTCAGGCTCTGTAGCAGCCGTCGTTGCGGCTCTCGTCCTCCTCATCACAGGAGTACAGGGGCAGCCAGGACAGCCGGGTAAAGACGGCTTCGGCGCGCTCTCAAGCCCTGAAGTCTACTCCTACCTCAACGTCCATGGTGCGTTCTCGCAGGGTGGTGGCGTGACTACGGCAACGCCAGTCAACAGCGCCTACACTCTTACGAATGACGACATGGTATCGAGCAACGTCATCACCTTCACGGCTTCGACGACAATGCCCGCCCTTACCGTGACGCTCCCTGCGACCACGAGCTTCCCGCTCCCTGCGTACGCAGGTGCGTACCGTTCCTGGGTTATCGAGAATCCGTTTACCGCAGCCGCGACCACTACGACCATCGCAGCCGGTACGGGCGTTGACCTTCAGGAACCAGACGGACAGAATGTCGTAATTGGTATCACCAACTACGCATTCCTGAACTGTTACCGCAAAGCCAGCACTGACATTGTGTGCAGCGTTGACGAGAACATCCCAGCAGATTAGTCACCTTAGCCCGTTTTACGGGCTGGGGGGTGGCATGGAGGTGCCTAGCCCTTAGCCCGATAACTCACATTATGACCACAACCGCATCCGCTAGCTTCTAGGTATGACACTTGCTGACATTCAAAACAGCATATACCTTCGCACCTCCACCAACTCAACCACGTTCTCGAATGCTCAAATGGTGATAGCGATAAACAACGCGCTCGAACGTGTCGAGGTGCTAGTCCGCACCCACCTCAGTAACTACGACGTAACCAGATACACCACGTCCGACCTCACTACAGGCACCGCCGTTCCAAAGTTCCGCTCCCTCTTCCACGACCTGATTCCTCTCTGGGCTTCCTACACCTACTCCGCTGCAAAACAGCTCCCGAACGCCGCTTCTTTCCTTCAGGAGATACAAATCAAGGAAGCAGAGCTGAAAAACTGGTACGGCGCACGCAACTACAGGGTATTCACCGTCACGATTGCCACCCCTGGGGTATTCACCCTCAAAGACCACGGCTTCAAAGCGGGGGACAGAGTGATATTCGAGACGTCGGGTGCCCTTCCGACCGGACTCTCCGCAGAGACGTGGTACTACGTCATCTCCGCTGGCCTCACTGACAGCACATTCCGCGTCTCATCCACTGACGAAGGTACAGTCGTGGACACATCAGGTTCGCAGTCCGGTACTCACTTCGTAGGTTCCGACACAACCCCTCGCATGAAGGTTAGCAGCGATAGCAACAAGTAGCATGATAGGCTCCAAACAGCTTGTACTCAGCGCCGAAGACATCATCCAGCGCGGTATGTCCTCCTCTGACGAGATAGCTGACGGAGCTTTCTCCCCTGCTTCTGAGGGTATAAACCCACTTGTTACGAAGGGTGTCATCTACGGCCCCGCCTCCGCTACTGACAAATCAACCAACCTATCGGGAGACGCTATCGCGTGGTGTGAGACATCCGTGGACAGCACCAACGGCTACATACTCTCGGACACTGGGTACATCCACTCGCTCTCATCCACGCAAGTCCTGACTGCCGCAGCCTCCGCACTCACAGGGACATGGACTAAAGGCACGTCCGACATCGTGCAGTTCATCGACAAGATATACGCCACCTCCACCACGGACGTGGCACGCATGGATACCAACCTCACGAACGGAGACCATGACTGGTGGAGCACCACACTCGGCCTCACCGCCCTTACCTCTGGTGTACGCCATCCCCTCCTCATATTCCAAGACCGCCTGTGGATAGGGGACAACAACTCCCTGAATAACATCGTCAACAGCTCGACTGGCAACAATGACGTGTTAGTCCTCTCAACTCACCACCAAATAACAGCTCTCGGCGTAGACCCTTCGTCGGGAAAAATGCTCATCGCTACGTCTCACTCGGCAAACTACTCAGGCACCATATCCAGCGGCTACTCTGTCTTCACGTATGATGGCACTTCCTCTACGTACACGCGCGAGTACGCCGTAAACGGCCTCATCACCGGCTTCAAAAACGTAGGGGGCACCACGTACGTCATGTATGGCGGGAAGAAGATAGGGTACTGGAACGGCTCTGGTGTCACCTTCCTGCGAGACCTACAAAACGTCACCCTCGCGGGCGCAGACCTTCCCTATAAACACCACCTCGCAGCGATTGAGAACACCCTTTACGTTGTGGACGGCCTCCAAGTGCTCGCCTACGGAGAGGTGCTGCCGGGAAGAAAAATCTGGTACTACTGCTTCAAACAAGGCGTAAACTCCAACAAAATCGACGTTATCTGCCCCGTTGGTGACGAGCTTCTCGGTGTCGGGTTCGAGAGTGCTAAGTTTTATACCGTGGACACCAAAGACCCCGGTGCCCTGCGTCTCGACTTCAACAAAGTGTTCTTTGATAGGCCGGTATACCTCCGACAAGCGGAAATCATTTACGGTTCCGCCGTTGCCAACAACGACGACAACCGAAACCTCTACTACAAGACCAGCCGCACTGACGGCTATACCATCATGGCGCTCGAAGGAGGAACGCGACTAAAAAACGAAACAGGAGCCTCTATCTACGAACAAGAGCGCATCATCGGTTTCCCAGACAAGAAAGTGCGCTGGCTTCAGATGCGCTACTACGGAAACGACGTGGGGATAAAACGCATTGTGGTCTATTACGACCCCGCAGAATAGTATGAACGACCTCGAACAGCTCAAAATCGAAGTAGAAGGACTAAAGCGACTCATGCGCGAGCACCTCCACGACGGCGTAGAGAGCAGGGAAGTAAGCATCTCTAACCTTGTCGATATGGTGCAGACAGTGAGCACCGCTCCCGCCACTACTCCACGGAGATTCGAGCAGCAGTTCAAGATTTATACGAGTGGTTCCACCTATCGTCTTTACTGGTACGACCAAGTAAACGCAGCTTGGCACTACGTCACAGCAACTGCGTAGTATAATATATATATGCCTCAGACCCCTGAACAGAGAAAAGCAGCGTTCGCAGCCGCAGGCGTTCCCCTCCCGGCAACTCCTCAGACTTCCCCCATCGCTCTCGACGCACTTTCTTCTCCCGTAACTCCTCTCGCTACGGTACAAACTCCTCCCCCTGCACCTCTCCCGAAGCCTCCCGTCGCCCCTGCCCCACAGCAGCCAACTGACTTCGTTTCCCAAGTCGAGAGCCTCACCTCACAACTCGCAGGCAAAGATGCTGTAACTGGTGCTCGCGTAAAGCAAGCGTCCGCACAAGACCGCGAACGCCTCAATCAAATAAACTACGAAATCAACGCCCTCAACGCTCGTGCTGTACAAAACCAAGAAACAGTACGACAAAGTGGAGGAGACACGTCCTTCCAAGCAGGCGAAGCGCAGCGCGTTGCAAGAAACGACGCAATACAAGGCATGTTCCTCGCCGCACAGCAACAGGCAATCCTCGGAAACATCGCCCTTGCCGAAGACACCGCAAAGACTGCCGTGGATGCAGAGTTCGCCACCAAAGAGCAAGAGCTAAAGACCCAACGGCAGAACATCATCGCAAACTACGACACTTTCACCACTGACCAAAAGAAGCGTGTCGACGCTGCGCTTCTTGCGATAGATAAGGACGACCAGTTCATAAAAGACCAGAAAGAGAGCAGGCAACAGCTACAGACCCTCGCACTTCAACTCGCAGCCAACGGTGTGGACGCCTCTATTATCGGCCAAGTACAGAAAGCACCGTCTATTGAGGCCGCTATCAAACTGGCAGCCCCTTACGTGCAGTCCCCAGAGGCGAAGCTCAAACTTGCAAACCTCCAACTCGACATTGATATTGCCAAGCTACAAAAAGCCAAGCTATCGAAAGAGATAGCGCAAATAGGCCAGCCAACGGCTTCCGAAGTCAAAGCAGCACGCGAAGAGAACGCCAAGCAGTCCGAAGCTAAGGCTACGGCGGGTAAAAAAGCTATTGAGGCTCTCACCATCATACAAAGCCTGAAGAAAGACCGACCTGGCAAAGACGCTGCCGTTGGCGCTCGTCTACCACTCTTCAATACCACGAACGTAGGAGGCACACCCGCGCAGGACGTTATGGCAGACGTTCAGCGCCTACGTGCAGTCATCACCACCGAAGCCATGCAAGCTTTCAAGGGGTTGGGCCCAATGTCCGAGAGAGAGTTTGCCGTCGCTGAAAGCGCCGGAACCAACATCCGAACAGACGACAAAGGACGTGTTCTCATATCAGAGGCCGCGTTCAATAGGGAACTCGCCCGCCTCGAAACAGCCTTCACAACGGCCGTCTCTGAGTACGCCAGTACACTATCTCAGGACGAAAAGGCTCTACTCGACACCGCGTTCTCGTCCGCTCAGACACAGCAATTACCACCGCAATCGTTCTACAAAAACTAGCTTATGGCTTTCACCGACCAAGAAAAAAGCATCATCTCCTACGGCCTAGCCAACGGCAAGACCAAAGAAGAAGTCCAAGAAGCAATACTCCGCTCCCGTCTTGGCCGTCCATACACCCCCACGCCACCCGAGAAGTCAACCACCGCTTCTGTACTCACAGGAGCCGCTAAAGGCGTAGGCGACACCCTGCGTGGGATGCAAAAGACTGGCAACCTTGTTACCGGTGCTCTCGTCCCCGGTCTTACCGCCTCTGAACTCAACAAAGATACCGAGCAAGCCAACCTCGAACTCACTGGCCTTACCGACGAAGACCTAAAGGCCGCCAATACCCCTGAAAAGGTGGGTAAGGCTCTTACATTCCTCGCAACGATGCTCTCGCCGACCAAACTTCCCCAAAAAACAGCTACAATGGTATCCGACGCTGCGACTGGTATCGCAAGCGACGTCGCCTCCGCCGCAACTAAGTCAATACCGAAAGTATCAACCGACTGGGCAATGGAAGCAGCCACTCCAAAAATCACACAGAAGATAGCTACCGAGGCAATGAAAAAAGGCACCAAAGGTGTATCTGAGCCAGGCCTCATAACATCGGGAGAGCTCGTACCTAACCAAGCCCAAAGTGCAGTCCGCGACGTGGTTTCCAAGTACGTCGGCGACGCCAACTCGCCCGCCACAGTAGTAGACAACCTTGCCACTGGTATATCTAAGCTCAACGCTCGTGCCGAAGACCTGTTCAAAACCGCAGACCCTATATTCAACAAGAACCAACTCCGCACCTTCCTCAACAAAGTCAAAGACGAAAGCTCTCTCGCCTTCTCCTCTGGCGACCAGCAAGCATCGCTGTACGACGCTCTCATTGAGACGATGATGAAACAAGTCGAAGCGGGCAAAGCCTCTGCACTATTCAGAGCACGTAAGGACTTCGATAAACTCCCAGAGGTAAAGAAGCTCCTAGCCTCAGCAAAGGGAGAGTTTCAGAATGCCCGACAAATAGCAGTCGCCGACGTAAGACGCGCCGCCAATGACTTCCTCGAACAAGTCCTTCAAGAAGGCTCAGAGTTTCGCGCCATCCTCAAAGAAGAAAGCCAACTCTATACTGCGATACGCAACATCGCAGAAAAGTACGGGAAAACAGAACTTACGAAGTCCAAGCTCCGCCAACTCATAGAAAAAGTCCCGTTCGTGCGCGATATACTACAGGGAGTGCTCCCCGCGGGCGCAGTAAGCGCGGGACTAAATGCTATCGACTAGCAAGCATCAAGAAACCGACTATGAACGCATACACAATCCAAAGGAAAGGCGCGACAATAGCGGCTCCTATAGCTGCAAGCACCATAACGACCACTCCTAGACCTTGCATACCGACACCCTACCATACGCTCCCTATACAGCAAGCATAGTATGTCCAAAGCCCTCGAACTGAAGAAAATGCTCTCAACCCTCGACCCCGACAGGCTCACAAGGGAGGACTTTGTCGCTGCTTTCGAGAGGGTAGTGGACTTCCTCAAGCGCCAAGAACAACAGTACCAAACCCTCCTTTCAGACATGCTCTCTGCCAAGAGTCGCATGGAACAAAAGCTGGCTCAAGACACTCACGCCACCGCAAAAGACCTCACGCAAGAGGTATCCTCTGCACTAAAAGCTCTAACGCAGCGTATTGACACACGCCTACACTCCCTCAAAGACGGCAAAGACGGCCATAACGCCGACGAACACGCCATCTTTGAAAAAGTAATGGCAACCATCGTCCTTCCTGAGCAAAAACCCCTAGTATCAGAAAGCCCGCAAGAGATACGCGACAAGCTCGAACTGTTACAAGGTGAAGAACGCCTCGACGTGAGCGCTATCCGTGGCCTAGAAGAGAAGATTGAGAAAGTGAGGGGCGAGAACAAGACCACATTAGTACCTATCGGCGGGCCGTCCGCAGGAAAAATCGTGAAATACCACGACCTCTCTGCAAGTCTCGACGGTTCTACCACAACTTTCGCACTCCCCGCCTTCTACCGTGTCGTGTCTGTCCATTCTTCGTCCTTCCCTTTCATTCTACGCCCCACAACCGACTACACCGTGGACGGTTCTACCATGCAGATTACCTTTACTTCAGAGATAGACCCCGCGACCACTCTCGCGTCGGGGCAGTCACTAATTATCGTCTATGCAGAAGCGTAACCTACTCATACTCACTGGCCTTGCAGTCCTTCTCTTCGGAGGTTTTGCCACCTTCTACGCTCCCCGAACCTTCGGAGCACCTACAAGCAACTTCCAAAAGACGATACTTCCTATTGCAGACAGTCTCTACGAACTTGGAACCTCAACCGCCGCGTGGTTACGCGTCACCACCGACGAACTCTGTCTCAACGGCTCCTGCAAAACCGCGTGGCCTTCTGGCTCTGGCGGCTCGGGTAACGTCGAAACCTCAACAACAGAAACCGCAGGACAGCTTGCCTACTGGACGACCACAGGCGGCACCCCCGCAACACTCGGGAAAGTAGCCACCACCTCCGTCTCTTGCTCTGGCTCAGTGTCTTGTTCCGCTTTCGACGTTCTTGGAGCTTCCCCTATAACCATCACAGGCTCTGCGGGTGCTTCTTTCGGACAGACTTTTGAACTCACCACCAACATCTTCACCCAATCCGCACTCGCCCCCACCACTACGCAAAACCTTGCCGTAAACGGCACAGGCACCTCCACTTTCGCCGGTGGGCTGGAGGCGTGGAGGCAAGTCGCAGCACCCTACTTTCACGCCACTGGAACTACCGCAACAAGTACCTTCGCCGGTGATGTTTCTCTCCCTCACGCCAAGTACCTCACCGCACATGGTATTCGCGGTGACGCTTCTGACGGCCTCTACATAGTAGCGAACAACTACACCAACGTAGCCGACTTCGGCCTAGGCAACTCCGCAAACAGCACATTCTATGGAGGTGTGAACATCGACGGAGCAACCCGTCTTGCAACCTCACTGACAGGACTGGCGTACCTATCTTCTGGTGCAGTCTCCGCAACCACCAATGGAACAAACGGCCAGGTGCTTGCGATGTCTGGGGGTGTTCCCGCCTTTGTCGCCACCACCACCTTCTCCGGCGGCCTCACCTACTCGGGCGGAAACGTCACCGCAGACCTCGGCACATCAATCACTGTAGGTGAGCTTGCCTCTGCCGACTTCGGAGACTGGACGTGCAACGGAAGTGCATGCACCGTGGATGGAGACGCTATCGCCCTTGGCACTGACACGACTGGAAACTACCTCGCCACTCTTGCGGACAGCGGCGCAGGAACCCTCACCATCGCCAACTCCGGCACAGAGAGCGCTGCTGTCACCGCAACCATCAACCTCGGCAATGCGAACACGTGGACGGCCAAGCAGAACTTCTACGGCATGGCGTCCTCGACGCTCTTTTCCGCGCACCGCGCATACTTCGGTGCTACCGCCACATCGACCTTCGACACCGCAGGAGCACTCACCCTTGCCTCAGCCCTCACGGTGGCAAACGGCGGCACCGGCAAGACTTCCCTCTCTTCTGGGCAAGTCCTCTACGGAGCAGGTACCAACGGCATCGGCTCCGTGGCGACAGGCACCATTTCAGCCGGCACTGGCATTTCCCTCTCCGCAACCGCCTACGCCCTCTTGAACGCCCTCTCTATCGCTATCGACACCGCAGCGAACCTCGTATGGACTGGGGCGCATGACTTCGGAGGGGCAACCTCGCTTGAAATGCCTAACGGTACCGCGCCCACCGTAGACACTACTGGTGAGTTTGCGTGGGACACCACAAGCGGCCAAATGAAAGTCTACGAC